GCAGACAAAACATTAGTAGATGATTATATTGCTGAATGTTTACCAGGATATGCGGTGTATCATGCTATACCATTTTTAAGATTCAAATTTGAAAATGGCAATATATATTCTAAAACCTCAGAAACAGGAACACCTTTAAGCACAGAAGAGGCGCAGCATTTGAGAGAGGAAGTTATGAACACAGCTAGTTACTATCGTGAAAGGTTAATAGACTATATTAGAAATAATACATCTAGTTTTCCTGCTTATAATACAAATAGCGGTGCGGATGTAAGCCCATCAACGGATAACTATTACGCAGGAATGAATCTTGAAAGACCTAGACAAGGGAACAAACTAACTTTGAGAGACTTCTTAACTCCTGATTTAACATAATGAAGAAACACTATAAACCAAAAAATACAAATATAACTAAGCTTAAATCCTACTTGGAAACTAAGCCTAAAACAAATAAAAATGAGCGACTTAAAAGACACAATACAAGTAGGGTTAGCTAATGGTTCAGCAATAGGAGTATCATTAGTAGAAGCCAACGAAATACTTACAATGGTTTCATTAGTGTTAGCTATTGCATTTACAATCTATAAATTTATAAAATATGAAAACAATAATTTGTAAAATAATAAATATAATAACAGGCGGAAGGTATTGCTTAAATTCATGTGGTAATTGCAGATGAAAAAAAGAAAATTAAATAGCAGCAACCCTAAGTATATTAAAACAGATAATAGTGTTAAAATGCGTAACATATTTATTAAAGAAGTTAAGGGCTGCAAGATTTACAAATCATATTACATATAATTTGAACTTAAAATATTTTAAACTATCAGAATTTGATAGCCCAGATGAACTAGGATCAGGTTTAAGAATGGACAAAAAATTCCTAGAAAAATTAGACTATGCTAGGCATAATGCAGGCATTCCATTTAAAATTAATAGTGGATATAGAACTAAGGCGTGGAATAGTAAAGTGGGTGGGCGTGTAGGCTCTAGCCATAAAAAAGGAATAGCGGCAGATATTGGATATAATGGCAGCAGAGATAGATATATAATAGTTAAATCTTTAATGGAGGTGGGAATAACAAGAATTGGAATCGGCAAGAGTTTTATACATTGTGATGTTGATAAACAAAAAGACCAAGATGTTATTTGGCTTTATAATTAAAATAAATTTACTAACTAAAATAAATAATTATGACTGACTTTTTAAACAAGTATTTAGTAGGGCAAATGTTGAAATCCAAGAAATTTTGGTACACTGTAATCGGAGTGTTAACTACTTTATTATCAGACGCTTTTGGGTTAAATCCTGAAGAGGTTAAAAACATTTTAATAAGTACTGCCGCATTAGTATTAGGACAAGGCTTTGCAGATGCAGCAAAGAAGTAATAATAGGTATAGATTAAAGCCGCAAGAAATAGCGGTAATTGAAAAAATGAGGGCAACAAATGAGAGGAGGAAGCTTATCATACCAGATTTGCATGCTCCTTTCATTGAGCCTGGATTCTTTGAGCATTGCCGAGAAATCTATCAGAAATGGGATTGCACGTCCGTACACTTTACAGGGGATTTGTTGGACAACAGTTTTAGTTCGTTTCATGAGATAGCCCCTGATGGCAAAAGTGCAGGTGATGAACTAGCCTTAGCAATAGAACAGATTAAACCTTTTTGGGAAGAATGGAAAGAAGCAACTGTTTGCATTGGCAACCATGATGCTATTATCAGCAGGAAGCTAGTGGCATCAGGTTTATCACAGGCTTGGCTTAAAGATTTTAATGATGTATTAGGCACACCAGGGTGGGTTTGGAAAGATAAATTTGTAGAAGATGGGGTCATGTATATACATGGCACAGGTAGTTCAGGTAGAAATGGGGCTATCAATAGGGCTATAAATTGGAACACAAAAATTTGTCAGGGGCATATACATACTGAAACTAGCATTATATATCATGCGAATCAAGATAATTTATTATGGTCTATGCAATTAGGATCAGCATTTAATGTAAATTCTTATGCAGCAAACTATGCTAAAAACTTTACTAAAAAACCAATTATAGCAGTAGGTGTTATATTAGATAATGGGCGTTTACCTATTTTAGAACCAATGAACTTATAATGACCGAAAAACAAATAAATACACGTCTTTTCATTTTATATATGCTTATAATATTAAGCGTGCTAATATTCAGTTTATAACCCCCCCCTTTAGTCGTTTTAAGCACTTTTAAAACTTTTTAATGGTAATATACTAGACAAGCCCTAAAGTCGCTAATCTAGTCAAAACACTATTAACACTTAAATTGTTAATAACTTTGTAAGTAATTGTGTTAATAATTGTATTTTATGTTTACTTTTGTGCCATATTAATCAATAACAAAGAAAAGTGAAAACAAATTTTAAAATTACAAACAAGGTAAGCGGTAACACACAAATTATGAATCAAGAAGAAAAAGATATATTCTTTTCTTATAGCAAAACCCAAATGTCAAATTGGAATAAGTATGGCAAACGTAACATGATAGATGATTACGATATTGAAGCAATTAATTATATAAACAATATACCTGTTTGGTTAATGACAAGTGTATTAATTGCAGCGACTATTTGCTCTATGTTGCTTCACATACAATTAAACTACTAATTATGGATTTGATTTGCCAAGATTTCCATTTCTATAATAATGGAGTGTATAAAAATATATCTAAATTTTCTCCTGATGGTTGGTTTACAGACTTAGAGAAAGTAGAGCCGAGTATAAGAATATTTGGAACGCAACAACAAGTTAATGAAGCTTTAGATACTTATATAAAACTAACAGGACTTAATTTAAACGAATGTTTTGATTATAAGCCAGAACCAAAAGGATCTTATTGGTATGAGCATAGAAAAAGAAGATATGGAGAGAATGAAGCTATCACGCAAAATAAGATAGTAGAAAACAAACTAAAAGAATATAAGGAATTATATAATAAACTAAGTAATAACAAAGCATTAATAACAACAATATGAAAACAATAAACATACATGGTAAGCAATATGTAGAAGTAAACGAAAGAATTAAATACTTTAGAGAAAATTATAAAAATTGGAGTTTAACATCTGAATTTATAGAACTAACAGATAATAGATGTGTAATTAAGGCTATGGTTCTCAATGAAGAAAACAGAGTTATGGGGGATGGAATTGCTGAAGAAACAAAGGGCAGTACGTTTATAAATAAAACTTCTTTTGTGGAAAATTGTCAGACATCAGCATGGGGTAGGGCTTTAGGCAGTTTAGGAATTGGTATTGATACTTCTATTGCAAGTGCAGATGAGGTTAAAACTGCAATAGCACAAAAAGAAAAAACCCCTATTAAAATAACTAAAAAACAATTTGAAGCTATGAAATCTTCGATTGCTGAAGGAAAGCATGAGGTAGTAAAAAGTAGAATGAAAAAATATATTTTTACAAAAAAACAGGAAGATGAATTAAACAGTTTGTTAAATGGAGAGATAAAAATAACAACGGTGTCTGAAATCATTGAAGATCTTGGGGATAAAATGCGAGAATACAACGACTTACAATAAAATATTAATCAATTAAATAAATAAAAAAACTATGGAAGTAAAAGGAAAATTAATTAAGAAGCTACAAGCTGAAGCAGGAACAAGTAAATCAGGAAAGACTTGGGAAAGCCAAACCTGCTTAGTAGATACTCAAGAGAAATTTAATAACATCATAGCTATCAAATGTTTTGGAGACAAGGTTAAACAAATGAATAAGTTAAAAGAGGGTGATATGGTTGCTATAAGCTGCAATGTTTATTCTAGGGAGTATAACGGAAAGTATTATAATCAAATTGATGGTTGGTTTTTTGTAAATCAAAATGAGATTAGTAATGATAATCCTAAAAAAAATTTACTAGACAATAAAGACACTATGTTAAATGGTGACTTTGTAACTGCTGATGATAATTTGACATTTTAATTATGACAGAAGAAATAAATTTTAAAATAATCTGTGATATTGCAGCAAGAGTTGCAGGGCTTCCTAAAGGTTCTTTATCTTTTAAAA